TTCCAGCCTAACTGCAGTTGCGCCCCCTGCCTTCGTGGTGGGGGGACTTTTTTAACTTAATTAGGAGAATTTATTATGGCAGCAGCAACAGCAGTTACCTCGCGCAGGGGTAATGACCAGTTCCGTGGTCTTTTTACAGACACTTGGGACGTTATTTGTACTCTCGATAGCGCATCAGTAGCTACCGTATCTACCGCTACAGATACAGTTACAGTTCCAGGCGTTGCACTGGGTGATATGGTTCTCGGTATGGCAATTGGCGTATCTGAAGCAGGTTTGGTTCGTAGAGCCTATGTTTCAGCCGCTAATACAGTGACTATCGTGACGTACAACCCAACAGCAGGTTCTGTGGACTTGGCATCAACTACATTGAACCTTATCGTGGCTCGTGCAGTTTAATAAAGGGGGGCTAATAACCCCCTTTTTCAAAGGATTCTTATGGCTACATTTCGTTGTTTGGTAAGCGGTCAAACAGTAACTTTTGTTCATCAGCACGATATTGACAGCATGAAAGGTCATGCAGGATATGTCAGAATTGATGGACAAGAAAAAGAGTCCTTTGAAAAACCAGTAGTTCTATCTCAACCTACTCCTGTAAAGAAGTTAGGTAGACCAAAGAAAGTCGCAAATGTCTGAAATTGATCCACGCGAATTTGGTAAGCTAGAAGCTCAAGTTGAGGCTTTACAGACTGAAGTTCATGCACTTCGGCAAGATATTAAGACGCTTTTAGAGATGGCAAACAAGTCTAAAGGCGGTTTCTTTGTAGGAATGGCTATTGCCTCTATTGTTGGCGGTATTATTTCGTTTATTGCGACTAAGGTAATACGATGAGCTTACTATCTGGTGTTATCTGCCCTATAGCCACTCAGGATATTCAGATCAATCTGAAGAACCGGAACAATGCGTTCAAGAAGTTTGGCTATGGCCCACCTAACCCAGAAGAGCCTAATGAATTGTTTTGGCTAAAGAAGGCCAAGATGTATAACGCACCTACTGAAAGCATTAAATCAATGCTTTGTGGTAATTGTGCGGCCTTTATCCAAACTCCTAAGATGATGGAATGCATCATTGGTGGACTAGAAAAGGATGAAGGCGAAGATGAATTGTCCTATGACGAAGAGTTTATCAAAGCCGCAGATCTCGGATATTGCGACTTGTTTCAATTCACTTGTGCTTCCGCCCGTACTTGTGATGCGTGGAAAGGTGGCGGCCCCATAACCAAGGAAAAATGATGTACGGAAAATCCCCCAAAATGACTAGTTCTAAAGCTCCTAAAAAAGCCAAAGGTATGCCTGTAACCATTGTGGTTGCTGTTGGTAAGCCTAAGTCTATGCCTGTCCGTGGTAGCCGTACTGCTACTAACATGATGAAGAAAACTGGACGAGGAAAATAATGTCAATATTTCAATTAGACCCAAACAATGTTGCTTTTGGAGTTCCTTCATTGGGGACTAGCCAAGTTGCTTCTGTTACTAACTCTAGCGTTCAGATGACTGCTTTTGGTGCATCAACAACAATGATTCGTATTGCTTGCTCATTAGGTCATTCCCATTACCAAATTGGTTCAAACCCAACAGCAAGTATTACAACTTCTGCAATGATTCCAAATAACTCTTTTGAGATTGTTCGAGTAAGTCCTGGTCAAAAAATAGCATTTATCAAAGATGCAACAGTCACTGCATCTACAGTATCTGTTACGGAGTTGGCATGAAAAAGACAAAAGCAGAAGCCAAGATCTCTAAGGTTATGCGAGAGTACAAGGCGGGAACGCTTCACTCTGGCAAAGGTGGCCCTGTTGTTAAGAAGCCCAAACAGGCTATTGCCATTGCTTTATCTGAGGCTGGGAAAGCTAAGAAAAAATGAAATCTACGTCTAAAGTCAACCAAGCAAAGGTCTATACCAAACCTACTATGCGTAAAGCCTTATTTGAGAAAATTAAGGCGGGTGGCTCAGGAGGCGATCCAGGCGAATGGTCTGCTAGAAAAGCACAACTTCTTGCTAAAGAATATAAAGCCAAGGGTGGTGGGTACAAAACATGAAGAATCCTCAACAATCCCTAAAAGATTGGGGCAAACAGAATTGGAGAACCAAGTCTGGGAAACCATCATCTGTAACGGGTGAGAGGTATTTGCCAGAGGCTGCTATTAAGTCTTTGTCTGCAAAAGAATATGCGGCAACCACTAAGGCCAAACGTGAAGGCACAAAGGCTGGGAAACAGTTTGTAAAGCAACCCAAGTCGATTGCAAAGAAAACAGCAAAATTTAGATGAGGTAGATATGAAAAGTCCTGCTTGGCAAACAAAAGAAGGAAAAAACCCGAAAGGGGGCTTGAATGCCAAGGGTAGAGCGTCTTATAATGCAGAAACTGGTGGCAATCTAAAAGCACCAGTAAAGTCGGGAGATAACCCTCGTAGGGCATCCTTTTTAGCACGAATGGGCAATATGCCTGGCGCTGAGATGAAAGATGGAAAGCCTACCCGACTTCTTCTTTCTCTTAGAGCTTGGGGTGCATCGTCCAAGGAAGACGCTAAAGCCAAGGCTAAAGCTATTTCTAAGAGGAACAAATGAGACCAATATCCGTTGGAGTTAGCCCTGTTGCGGCAACATTGACTACTGTTTACACAGTACCAACGGGTTATTACGCCAAATTTACTGTGATGTACATCCACAACACTGGTGGATCAACAAAACACATCACTGTCCAATGGTATGACGCTAGTACTGCGACTTCATACGATATTCTCACTGCTTACGACTTTACTTCAAAAGAATATCTCCAGTTCGATGGCAATGCTTATATTGTTTTAGAAGAAGGCGATAGGATTCAAATTACTACGCAATCTGCCAGTACATTCAGTTTTATAGCAACCTTTGAGGTTGATGGAGCATCAAGATCATGACATTTCTACAATTAGTTAATGATGTTCTTATTCGTCTGCGAGAGACACAAGTTTCTACAGTGACGGAGACATCCTATTCAACCTTGATTGGCAAGTTTGTTAACGATGCCAAGCGCCAGATTGAAGATTCTTATGGTTGGAATGTTCTTGGTCAAACAGTGACTATCACAACCACTGCTGGCACTTACATCTACTCGATGACAGGTGCGGGTCAGAAGTTTCAAGTGATGGATGCTCTGAACACCACATCCAATGTTGGTTTGCAGAACATTAGTTTCGTGCAGATGAACCGTTATCAGAACTTAGTACCCGCTATCAGTGGTATTCCTGAGTTTTATGCGTTTGATGGTGTAGATGGCAATGGAGACACCAAAGTAGTTTTCTATGCCCGTCCTGATGGCGTATATAACATTCCATTTGCTCTAACTGTTCCACAAGCACCACTTGCTTCTGATGGCACTAATGTTTTAGTTCCTGATGTTTTGGTTATTCAGAATGCCTATGCCAGAGCATTGGTAGAGCGTGGAGAAGATGGTGGATTGAACTCTTCTGAAGCCTATCAACTGTACCGTTCTATGCTTGCTGATTACATTGCTTTAGAGGGTACTCGTTATCCAGAGGCTCAGGAATTTGTAGCAATATGAGCCAAGTACTCCAAACAGCAAGTATCTCAGCGCCAGGCTTCTTTGGTCTGAATACACAAGACTCTCCGCTTGATTTAGCGGCAGGGTTTGCTTTGGTTGCGACTAATTGTGTTATTGACCAATATGGTCGTATTGGCGCTCGTAAGGGTTGGGCAAGGGTTAATTCATCTTCTGGAAATCTTGGTGCTAACAATGTTGGAGTTATCCATGAGTTAGTTCAAGCTGATGGCACTCTTACAATTCTGTTTGCAGGTAATAACAAGTTATTTAAGTTAGATGGCTCAAATGCTGTTTCTGAATTGACCTATGGTGGGGGTGGTACTGCTCCTACTATTACTGCGAGTAATTGGTCATGTGCTTCTTTGAATGGAATTACTTATTTCTTTCAAGTAGGCCATGATCCATTGATCTTTGACCCTGCTGTAAGTACATCTACTTATCGCAGAGTTAGCGAGAAAACTGGTTATGTAGGGACTGTTCCTTCTGGAAACATCGTTATATCTGCTTTTGGTCGCTTATGGGTGGCTGATACAACTACTGACAACGTAACCGTTTACTTCTCTGATCTGTTAGCGGGTCATGTTTGGAGTACAGGAACATCTGGAACTCTGAATATTGATAGAGTTTGGGCTAATGGTGCTGATGAAATCACAGGTTTGGCAGCGCACAATGGCTTCTTAATCATCTTTGGTAAGCGTCAGATTCTGGTGTATGCCAATGCTACTACCCCTTCTACGATGTCTCTAAGTGACACTGTTGGCGGTATTGGATGTATTGCTAGAGATTCTATTCAGAGTACTGGTAAAGATGTTTTGTTCTTGTCTAACTCTGGTGTTAGATCATTTGCCAGAACGATTATTGAGAAGTCTGCTCCTATTGGAGACTTGTCTAAGAATATTCGCAGTGACTTCATGTCGATTGTTGGAAGTGAAACACTTGCTAACATTAAGACTGTTTACTCTGAAAAAGAAGCCTTTTACTTATTGACACTACCTACTGTCAAAGAAGTTTATTGCTTTGATACAAGAGGGCAATTGCAAGATGGATCATTCCGTGTCACAAGTTGGGACTCTATTGAGCCTACAGCATTGCTTTCACGCAGAAATGGTGATGTTCTGATTGGAAAGAATGGTTATGTTGGTAAGTACAGTACATATCAAGACTATACGTCTTCTTATCGGATCTTGTACTACACAAACCATTCAGATTTAGGTACTGCGGGTGTTACTTCTCTAT